GCTTCAGCAGTGCGCTTATCGTCGGCAAGCATCCGTGCGCCCAATACAGCCATGCGCTGCTCTTTATCCTTTAATGCTTCACGCAACGTCTGTAGGCCGTCCCCCTTAAATTCAAGATAGCCAGCGTTAGCGGATGGGTCTGGGAATATCCATGCGCTCATTGAACCTACAGAAAGCGTTGCGCCTTCTGGTAGCTGCACGCCAGCAACGTATGGGGTTGGCAATCCAGTAAAGTGCAAGCCATGCTCATAGTCTGCGCTGTTGCGGTAGTGAGCAAGGTTTGTGTCAATTAAGTCAAGCAATGGCGGCTTTTGAACTGTGGCAGTCGCGCTATTAGCCCCAAGGATAACAAATGGAATATACGACAACGTGCTGCCGTTTTGTATCGGATACATTTCGCTTATTAAAGCATTAGTGTCATCCATTACCCTAACGCGATAGCCTTGTTCCGTAAGGTCAAGCACGCGATACTGCACTACTTCATTGGAAGTAAATTCATCTTCTTGAACGTCAATGGTTTCTTTAAGCACAACCATTGTCAGAACCTGTGCGCCATTAATGTAGCTGGTGCGCCAGTTGATGATGCTTTCAGCGGTGTAGTAACGCAAGAATGGGCGAATGTTTAACGCTTCAGCAGCGGCAATCGTAATGTTGATTGGTGCATTGGCTGGATAATCAACCATAATACCAACGCGACCTACTGCAATCTGTTGCTCAACAACCTGCTCAGCAAACTCGCGCAAGTTATCGCCACTAAGCGTAATGTCATTGGCATAAGGCTCAATAGCGGTTGGCAGTTTATAAACTGGGTCTTTTGAGAATATCATGCCTGTAAAGGCATCAAGCGTCCGTGCGCTGGCATTAAAGAAAGCAGCGCGCTCCTGATAAGTGATATATTCAACATCCGTCTGGCCAGTAAGCCTTGGCAAATAATTGTTTGTATCGAATGATGGATTGTAAAGGCTACCAGAATAGCGCGTATTGCTAACATAATTCTGAATTAAAGCATCGCGGCCAGCTATTACATCGCGGCAACGCTTCCATTTGAAGCGATTAGCATCGTATTCGGTGTTCGTGTTGGAGACAGACATTTACACCCCAGATATTTGAGCGAAGGAAACCGTTCCTCTACCAATAGCATACTTATACGCAATAAGGTAGCCAATGGCATCATTTAAGTGGTCAAAGCCAGCACTTTTATCAGGTTCACCATTTGGGCCGTAGGTTTGACGCTCTAAACACTCTACTAAACTTGGGCATTTGTCAGGGTTTACTCGCAACCTTCTGCTGCCCCCACTATGTATCATTTGATTGACTGCCAGCACTCTATCTTTCACGCTTGGGTTAGAAGCGTAAGCCATAACCATAAATCCAGCAGACCTTAGAAGCGTAATATCTGAAAGGCTGGCATTAACGCTCTTGGTCGCTTTGCCACTTGCATCAGGATAGATAAAAATTTGATTATTTTTATATTTGGATTTTATTATATCAATAATTTGTGGCGTATCCCTCGCCTTTGTTATCTCATCCACGCAATGTGGCTCACCATTACGAAGCACCGCGACCACCGCGCTCATGTTCAATACGTTGAAGTCCATGCCAATATGCACTGGCTCACCATCTTGCACCACTTCAAAAGTTTGATTGAGCACACGGTCATATTCAGCATAGATGCTGCCAGCCGTAAGGTTTACAAACTCACCGTCTAGATAAGCGGAGAGAAGCTGCGTTGGATATGATGCTTGCAGGTTTTGAATGTAGCCAGCAGGAAGATTAACCGCATTGTCTGCCGTTTTTGCCTTAAACAGAACGTAACCATCTGCTTTATTCTTTACCCACCTATCATAAACAAAGCGGAAGCCTTCTGGTGTTGTTGCTACGCCAACGCTGTTTGGTATGACAAGGCCGCTTTGAGTGTGCGCCTTCTGGCGGTTACGTGCGATGATTTTATTCCAGACCATACGGGCCTTATTTATTGGCAGCGTGTCAAGCTCATCTACTATGCTGTGCGCCACCTCATAACCGACAATGCGGTCAGGTTGCTCCATGTTGCGAAAAATGATGTTGCCAATTTCCGTGTGCAGTGTAGCCTTCTGCTTATTCAGCTTAAAGCCTACCCCGTTTCTTTCAAACAAAGCCGGAAAGCGTTGGAAGGCAATATCCTCAATTAGCGGATAGGTGGGCAGGTAGTATGCTACGTTTTGCTGTGGGCATAACCGCTTTAGTCTTATGATACGCGCAATAGCCGCCGCAGTCTTACCGCTTCCAAAACCACCGACAAAAGCTGGAAAAGGTTCCTTTGAATAAACAAAGTCATGCTGTGACGGCGAAAACTTCAAATCCAATCCTCATCATTCAGCGGTGTCAGGCTCTTAGTGATAGACACTACCTCTGATTTTTCAACATGGATACCAGCGGCCTTGCCCCTAGCTACCTCTGCACTAATTGCAGCGCCGTATTGATTGTTTTGCACTGCCGCATTTCGCAGCCGCTTTAAGTCTTCTAGGTGCGTCTTTAACGTAATCCCTACTTCTTCAATAATAGGTTTACGCAACTCCTCCACCCTACCCGCAACCTGCCCGCTTTTAATTAGCTCTGATGCGCGTTTATGTATTGTATCAGCCTTAGTGTTGGCGTGAACATTAAATGCAGCGCGATATGCGTCTGACTGGCTCTTGCCACTAGCAATCTCTTGCGCGAAGCGTTCCTGCTTGGGTGTCAGTGTCATGCTATCAATCCTAATACGTCTAGGCGCTCACCATCCTCATAGGATACTGGCGTAATAGGCCCATTGAGAAACTCCGCAACAAAGCCATTAAAGTTTCTCTGGTAATATGGGTTAAAGTTGGCTCCGCTTACTACCAGTTTCTTATAAGCTTTCCATTGGCTCATATTCCTGAAGCGGCAATGAACCATCATATGACATACAAAGCATAATGAATATTGCCCAATATGGTCACCGTATGGTGCAGAGTAATCTTCGCTATGGTGCTCAACAATGCCTTTATCTTGCCCACAACAATCACAGGATGTTGCCTTGGCTCTACGGCCAGCGGCGTATTCACCCTTTAGCCAATTAAATGCGTCCATCCGTTGCTTGGCAGTAAAACCATTATACGACTTCACCAGTTTTTCCTTAACTTCTTAGCTCCATTCGGCAGTTCACCAAATGTCTCAAAGCCGTTTTGTATATAGAATTTATCATTGTATGCGTAAACCTCTATATTAGCACAACGGTCATTGCATATATCAAAAAGATGCTGCGTTAGGTTGTTGCCTATGCCTAATCCCCTATACTTCTCATGCACAAAAACACCCTTGATGCGGTAGCCAGTGCCAACCTTCATAAGACCAGCAAAGCCTAAGATGTTGGTGAAATCATTGACGGTGAACCATTCAGTGTTTTTTGTATCGCTAATTGATACCCTGCTTTTTGCTGCCAGACTTGCGTATGGGGCGACATCTTTGAATGTTGCTTTACTTATCTCCACGCTTCACCTCTGCGGGATACCACGCCTTGCTGTATTTGTAATTCTTAATGTCCTTTTTCTTGAACACGCCATCTTGGTATAGAAGGTCTATTTCTTCCAAGGTCGCCCCAATGTTTTCGCAAATTTCCTGCTTATCGCAGCCGTGCTCATCTATTAATTGGTGAATGATTTCGCTCATTTGCAGGGCAACGTGCGAACCCTTGGCGCGGTTAATGCGTATAGTAAGCATCATTGCTTCTGGCTTGTTTAGGTTCATGACAACGCATGGAACCTTACCGTTATAAATTTCCCTCAACGCCTTGCTATCTTGTGAAAGCCTCCAGCGATGAAAGCCATCAATGATGATATTATCTGGGTTAATGATAACGGGTTGTATCCAGCCGCATTTCAATATGCTTTTTTCCAGCAGTTTGAGTTCTGGCGTAAAGACCACGTTAGGATTGTAGCCGTTTGCGTTGATGCTTGATGCGTCACGCCACTCTACGTTGTTGATAGGCTCTTTGCTAAACATTACTTGCTCCTAGCTTTCGGCATAATTTCTCTTTTGAATGAACCAGCCATAAAGGTGGTCAATAAATATTGAGGTGGATATAGGTCTGGGTCTTTTAGCGCCCTTCCCATGACACTATCAAAACGCTTCACAGCCATTTTGTGCTGCGCTTCATCCTCAATGTTATCTTCTATCCAAGCCCTTACGCCACCATAGCTTTGACCATATTTTTCTTTGATTGCGTTGCGGTCAAGGTCTTTAAAATAGCGTTCGTGCGCCAGCATTTCGGGAAAAATCTCAATGACGCGATTATAAAACTCTGGTGTTGCAGTCTTAATTAAATCAAACCGCTTGGCGCTTTCTGCGTGTAGCGGAGTTGAAACCCGAAGCCCATTGCCAGACCACATTTGCCAATCATATAATTTACAATATTGTATGTCGTTATCATAAAAATATTTGAAAACATCATCTTCAGACCAATCAAAAATTGGCTTGCATAGATTTACGTTTTTGGCGGAGGGGTCAGAAACTGCATTGATATAATTTTCGTTCAATTTGTTGACGCAAGCACGAAAGCGCATCAAGCTTTCACTACTGCGTATCCCTGTCAAAAACGCCATCTTGCCTTTGAAAAACTTAGCAGTGAATGCGTCCATTGAATATTGGTCAAAAATTCTATCGTCACCCTCTTCCAAAGAGATTGACCAATCAGGTTTCTGCCTTACCCATTTTCTGCTGTTATCCCATTGAACGTATGAATGGCAAACGCCCAAGACATACTTAGTGGATTTTAACGGAACGGTGAACCACAGCATATTAATCCAAGGTTCTTTGCGATATTTGTCTACGAAGTTGATAACTTCATCTGGGATTAGCTCCTCATCCCTAAACACCACATTGAGGGGCTTGGTTATACCCCTTTCCTGCATGACTTCGTGAGCTAGATGCAACACCACCAAGCTATCTTTGCCGCCAGAAAACATGATGGCCACGGTGTCAAACACATCAAATATGTGGTGCATCCGCACTTTGGCTTCTGTGAGAACGTCAGCCTCTATATATTGTTTAATCCTGACCAAGTTCATTCTCCTGTAAGAATGTTATCAGCCGCTCTGCCAGTGTGTCATGGTCTTCATATTTTGTTTTCAAAAATCTTATGAAATTAAACCAGATTGCTTGCTGCGCTTCATTGTCAAAGACAATGTTGTATTGAATTATATAGTTTGCCTCTTTTTCTTCATCATCTTCCTTTGCTGGCTCCTCTGTGTCCTCCAACAGTTCGCGCAGTTCCTGCGTATTGAAGCCAATGGCCTCATAATTAAATCCGCTTGCGACTAAATCAGCCATCTCCATTTTTAATAGCTCGTCATCCCAGATTGAATTTAGAGCTAATTTATTGTCAGCTATCACAAGGGCTTTTTGCTGCGCCTCACTAAGACCGCTTAAAACTATTACTGGCACATCAACCATGCCGAGTTCTTTTGCTGCCATAATGCGCCCATGACCTGCAATAATCATATTGTCATCGCTAATAAGTATGGGATTTGTCCAACCAAATTCCTTCATGCTTGCCGCTATTTGGGCAACTTGCTCTTGGCTGTGCGTCCGGCTGTTCGCTGCATACGGAGTAAGTTCCGCTACGCTGCGTTGTTCAATTTTAGGTGCGTCTATCATAATCTTCCGCCTTCATGCTGGCACAGCTTCTCTAGATAGTGCTGCGCTTTTTTTAAATCTTCTATGCCATTCTTGTCACGATAGCGGGATAAATACTTTATGCAATTACCTTGCAAATATCCTGCAAAAGCTTCCGCAGACATCCAAGCTTCCATTGCATCCCAAGGCTGAACCTTTTTGGATGCGTAATGGTCACCACCTACTTGACGGCTATAAGGGCGCGTCATCGTCATTCTCACCTTCAAATGGGTCATAGCCTTTTAGCATTGCATCTACAGCAACCATAATTGGTCCAGTGATATTGACCTTGCCAGCCTCCATCTTGCGTATAGTGGTTGCACCTGTGGTCGGTGACAGGCGCAGCGCGTCCGCCATGTCTGTTAGGCTGTAACCTAAATACATTCTAGCTAGTTTAAGCTTTGATGGTGTCATGAGGCCATCCTTCTAATTCGTATTTAGCTAGGGCCGCAATTTCATCTTGTTCATACTTTTTAAGTGCATGGCAAATGGTGCTATGGTCGCGGTTCATAATCCTGCCAATCTCTGTGGTTGAATAGCCTTTGTCCCTAAGCATCACAACGCATCTGCGCCGCACTGCTACCAACGCCTTCAATTTGCTTTTTCCTAAAACGTCCTCAACCGTGTAATCATATAGCGATGCTATGGCAGCAATCTCCATCATATTGGCTTGCCTTGGCGTCATGCCGCGACTGTCAACTAACACTTCTTTTTCTTCAGCCTCTTTCCAGCTAAAATCGTCATCAAACATCATCTGCTTCCTTAATGAAAATTCCGTCAACCATCTTACCCTTGCGATGCCTAATTTCGATGTATGCTTTAGCAATGCAATCCTCCACCCACATATCGTTTTGCGCTGCCATGATGGTCAGCACGACAAACATATCGCCAATAGCGTCTGCGAATTCGTCCTTGTTGTTCTTGGCAATAGCGTTAGCCAGTTCGCCAGCTTCCTCAATTAGTTTAACAAACTGGCTTTTGAGGTCGCTACCTTCAATAAGGTTACGGGCTTCAGCCCACTTGCGGATTAAGTCTGGATAATTCATTCTATGCGCCTCCTTATATGCGGTAATCTGTAATTTGTTTTTCAGCAATTTCGCGCCAATTAACGTCATCTAAAAATGCTCGGGCATAATCATATGCAAAGCCATGCCCCTGTTCGTCAATGATTTCCAATGCCTCATCGCGCAGCACCTGTCCTAAGTCATAAGCGTCTAAGT